GCCGGAACTGCCGATCTTCGCGGCATCGCCGGAACTGCCGATCTGCGCGGCATCGCCGGAACTGCCGATCTGCGCGTATCTGCCGGAACTGCCGATCTTCGCGGCATCGGAAACGTCAACGTCCTCCGGCTTCGGCATTTTCTTAATCGTTTTCTCAAAAAGAAAATCAACGCACGCCTGAATAAAGCCGGAAAAGCCAAGCTTTACGCCGATTTTAATCGTGCTGGTTGCGAATTTCTTGTCGTCATCCGTTACCGGAGGATCGATAACTTCCACGGTTGTAAAGTCGCTGAACTGTCCGTCCGGTCGGACAAGCGGGTAATGGTCTAAAACGTCGAACGGATTAACACAGTAGTGTGTTACGCCCGGAACGCAGATGCCGTGACCGGATTTTTTGCAAACCGTGTTCTCTTCGTATTTGTGTCCACGGCAGATCAAGCCGGGTTCATAGGCTTTAAAGCCGTGCATATTATCGCTCATGGTCTTTCCTCCTCGTTTGGTTTATTTTCAAGATTTGCTAAAATTCTTCGTAGCCGCTCTGAATCGTCTTCATGCGGCATACGGGCGGGAGCGGTTTTCTTCGGCGCTTCCGGCTCGTCCTTGAGCGGGAAAACACCCTGCCATCCTCTCTGGATGCTCTGGTTGAGTATGGCGATCTTCTTCTCGTCATTGCCGGGTGCGAGCTTTTCCAGTTCGGAAAGCGTGAGAGCAATGGCGCGGTCGGTAAGCGGTTTGCGCATCTTTTTCCGCATTTCCGCAAAATCGTTCAAAGCCACATCCAGCGCGGAAGCGCCTTTATGTTTTTCCTCGTCAGAGGGAAAACATCTGTCTTTGTCCTTGTCTTTGTCTTTGTCTTTGTCTTTGTCCTTGTCCTTGTTATTGGCTTTTTTGGGTTTTTCAAAAAAGGCTCGGGTTTTTTGGGTTTCTGAATTAACCGACGGCTTTTTCGGTCTGCCGCCCTTTTTCCCGTTCTCGGATTGCCGCGCACAGAAGTCGTTATAGTTGCCCTTATCCCTATCTATCTGCCACTTCATCTGCGGAAAGACAAAGCGCTCGTTCCCGCGGAGGTCGGGGACTTCGCCCGTGCTGCTATAAATAAGCAGCGCCGTGAAAAGCCGCCCGCGCTCCGCGTCGTTGAGTGGTTCAATCGCAGTAAGGTAGCTGTGATAGGCATTGAAGCTCTCTAATGCCATTGTGCGCCTCCGTTAAAACGGAAGCTGTCCGTCATCCTCGATCGGCTCGAGCTGTGCGCGCTCGTAGGCTTCCTTCTGGTCTGGCTTGTCCTTTTTGCCGCCGCAGAAGCTGACCTCATCCGCGACGATCTCCGTTGACCGGCGGGCGTTGCCGTTTTTATCCGTCCAATCGCGGTTCTGGATGCGACCGCGGACGCAGATCATGTCGCCCTTGGAAAACCACTTGGAGACGAATTCGCCCGTCTCTCGCCATGCGGTTATGTCGAAAAAGTCTGTGCCCTCCTTGAAGCGGTCAACGGCGATCGCAAACGACGCGACCGGCGTGTTGTTCGCCGTGTAACGCTTCTCCGGGTCTCGTGTAAGGCGTCCCATGAGGACGCATGTGTTCATTGCCATCTTGGATCATCCTTTCGGTAGATTAAATTTTTTTCGTCCCAGCATCGATAGTGGGCTTTCAGGTAGTCGCGGCAGTAGTGTCCGATCTCCTGCCGCATCGTCGCCGTGCCGTTGTCGAATGCATCATGGCAGAGGCGGCAGAGGGTCAATACGTTTTCTTCGATACCCAATCCCCCGCGGGAACGGGGGATATAGTGGGCTTCGGGGAAAGCGTAAATGGATTTGCAGTAAACGCAGCAGTGATGGTCGCGTTCCCATACGCGCTCTTTGACGGCCTTGGGAATGGCGCACGCCTTAGCGCGCTTGCTTGAGATTCTTTTCACGTTTTTCCTCCCATTCCCCGAGCAGGGCGGCGAGCTTGTCCGGCGGCATGGTCTCGATGCCTACGGCCTTGGCGTCCTGTATCAGGTTGTCTATAAGGCGGCTCATCGTGGAGCTGGAAAATACCGATGAACCGTAGTAGAGGATCACATTCACACAGCCGGGGATCTTGGAAGCTGTGACATCGGACTGCCAGCCGAGGCCGTTTGATGCCCAGACTTGCCGCAGATCTTCCGCCGCCGCTGACTGGATGCAGACGATCTTCATGTTCCCGCCAACGTCGCGTACGGCGCGGCGGTAGACTTCGGACGATGGAACGCCGGTTGCTTTGGCGAGCTTGTCGATCAATGCCCAGGCATAAGCGTTCGCGTCGAGGCTGCGTATGTTTTTGGGCTTGATCTCATATTCCCCCGGCGTGAACGCGTAGGCAAAGTGCCTCGCGTCCACGTCCGCGGTATGGAGCTTTAAGTAGCCGCCCTCCCAGACGGCGGAATCAACTTTCATTCTTCTCGGCCTTCTTCATGCAGTCGGCGCAGAGGCAGCGGTCAAAGCGGCGGAGTGAGTATTCCGCCATATCATTGACGCTCCACATTGTGCCGTCGCGCTTCTTGACCGGATAAACGTGCTTGCCGCAGTCGGCGCACATCGGGGCGGGCGTAGCCTTGTGGGTGTAATTGACATCCTCGCTCGCGGTCTGGTCCGGATCATCGCCGGTGCTGATCTTATATGCCTTCATCAGTGCGTACTTGTCGGCGTAGGTCATCGCCTTGCCGCTGCCCTTGTCCTGCGAATCAATGCCCTCGGCAAACGTTGTGGTCTCGATGAAGTCGGTAGGGTCGTCGGTATTCACGAAGCGGTACACGGTCTCGATTCGCTCAAAGAATGTGGTCTTTTTCGTGACCTTGCCGTTCCACTCGCTTTCCGATTCAAGCGCCGCCGATTCAAGAACGCGGCGGGAGGCGGGATAGGAATAAACGCCGTGTTTGGCTTCGAGCGGCTTTACCGCATCGATCACGTCACGCTCGGAGACGGCCTTGTAGCCCTTGCCCTTGCCAGTCTCGACGTTCAGGTTCTTTGCGACGGTTTGCAGCTCGGCGGTGATCGCCGCCATGCGCTGGTGGATGTTTAATGCGCTCATTCTTTCACCTCTTAATCGCAGTACGGTTCTTTGACCGTGTATCGGTATCCGCCGTCGATTTTTTCCAGTGAGTAGCACCCGCGGAAATAATAAGCGGGGTCATTGGCGCGTTCGCCGCCGTAGCGAACATTGGCGCTCCACTCGCCGGAATGGGGGAGATCGGCTTTGTAGACATTTTCGCGGATGTATCGAAGTACTTCTTCTTTGGATTCTCCATCCGTTTTGAGTTCCCAAACGCGGAAAAAATCTCCGTAGAGGCGATATTGGCCACTGTGTACGAGCTTCGCTTCAATCATTTCGCCGCCTCCTTTACCTCCGTGAGCTTCTTCCGGAGATCGGCAAGATCGGCTCTCAGATCGATGTTCTCTTTTTTCATCTCCCAGTAGTCATCGGCGAGGCGCGCCGCCTCGTTCTTCGCGGCTCTTTCTACGAGCTCGCGGTATTCCGCAACGGTGATTCCGACGGTAAACATTGCCGTGCTTTCTCCGGTCTTTTCGTCGACGACGAAGCCGGTGTCAAATTCGTTTTTGTAGTAAGTCATTATTCAAACTCCTTTTCACAAATTTCTACGATATGCTCACATAATGCGTTTGGTATAACGCTTCTTTCCTTGCTGCATTTCAGGCCCTGCGTCCCGGTCTTCGCGCCGCTCGGGGCTCTTTCATGGCACGAGTCGCCATTCTTGCACATGGGGCGAAATTTTGGGTCTGGGTGGTTCGTCCAAATGTCCGTGGGCTTCATGCGAGTGTCGCCATACTGGCAGTATGTGACGGTGTACCGTGGGAGCCCTCCACGACATCTTCCGCATCCCGCCACGTGGGTTTTCGATAAAATAGAATTTCGGCTCAAGGTCGTGGATGAGCTGCAAAACATGTTGATCTATTTTGTCGCAACTTCGGGCATATTCGCTGATGGGATCAAGGTTACCGGTCACAGGGTCTTTCTTCCGATGATGGCTTATTGCCGCAATGCTGAATGTCGTACAGTCGGGGCTTGCCCAGATCACATCGGGCCTGCCAAAGAGCCGAAGGATGTCATCCGCCGTGACGGTCATTATATCGGCGCAAAGATCGATGTTTTCAAAGTCCTTGTCCCAGTCGATGGAGAATACCTCGTGCCCGTGTGCTTCAAAAGCCTTGCCCATGCTCCGTGTACCGGCGAACAGTTCGAGCACTTTCATTATTCAAGTTCCTTTCCGTCATAGATTTCGTTTAATGCTTTGATCTCTTCTTTGCCAAAATTGCAGATTAAAAGCTCGTGGAAGCGGTCACGGATGTTCTGCTTGCAGTCCTCGCAGTAGCTTTCCTCGGCGTACCGTCCGCACAAGGGGCATTTGTTTCCCCATTCGATACGGTCAGACCCGCAGGTCGGGCAGCGCTCCCAGCCGTAGCCTTCGTCGGCGTAAACGACGGGGTAAAAACCGTCCTCGCCGCAGTCACGGCAGCGGCACGTTCTGGGCACTTGACAATTCCGCCTCCTTTGCTGTAGAATTTGAAATAAGGTTGTTTTTCCTGTAAGCGCTGTCGGTGTCATCTCCACCGGCGGCGCTTTCGCCTTTTTCCGCCCATGTGGTGGAGCATTCAGACTGTGCGAGCCAAGCCAGCACAAGGGATTCCAGAAACGTCTGCATGGACGCGATGCCGTTTCTCTCGAGCGCTTGTTTAACGCGCTGTGCGGTGCTTTCGGTCAGGCGGCACTGTAACCGTATGGGCTTAACGCGGCGCGGTGTGCGGGGCTTACGCTGCGTCACGGCGTCGTAAATCTCCTGCGCTCTGGCGCAGAACTTCACGCCGTAGTCGTTCGTGTGGAGCGCCATGCTCACCGTTCCCTTATTGGCCTTCGGGAACTCTTCCCGGAGCGCGGCGGCGATGGCCGTATAACGTGTGTCGTTCATTCCGTTCCTCCCGTCAGTGCGTATTCTGCCACGCAGATCGGCTTACCGCTGTATTCAGCGTAAGCGGTTTCTACTCTTGCTCCGGGGCTGTTATACCAGTTGGGGATTGTGCGTATTTCGTCCGCTACGTCGATCATTGCAAAGCAGATGCGCATATGCGCGTCTGGGCTCATACCCTCCGGTAGCTCGGCAGGATTCAGGACGATATGGCCATCTGCTTCCAGTTCCGCCTTTGCCGCTGCGAACTGCTCACGGTATTCGGGATTGCCGGTGATCTTGCCGGCGAGATAGATAATCATTAGTGCCGTCCTCCTTTCATGATCGACGTATCCGGCATTTGCAGCCAGCGGCAGCAGTCATCGGCGAGGCTCGAAAAGCCGTAGACCGCGAAGATGCCCTCGATGACGGCAAAGCCGAGACCGTTTCCGAATTTCCAGACGAAGAAGATCACGGCGGCTAAAAGCGTCATGATCGCAGTGGTGGCAAACGTTGCCTTTGCTTTTGTCATGGTTGTTTTTCCTACTTTCTGCGGCGGTGGGCCGCTTTTTGTACTCGCTTGGTGATGTCGATGGTGTAATCGGCGATCGGGTGCAGCTTTGTCCGCGCTTCCCGCCGCTCTTCGCATCCGGCCTTGAATTCTGCGTACCGGGGGCAGGATGCGTGACAGCCGACGAAGCGCTCGGAACACCCCTTACACGGTGCGATCATCGCCTTTGTCCTTCTCGGCAAGTGCCTCTGGGTGATTGTGAATGTAATTCCGCAGAAGCTCGCCCCAGAGGGTGTCGCGCTGCTCCTGCGTGATTTTCTGGGGCTTGACCGCCCCGGTGTTACGGTTGATGACGATGGGCATTTTATTTCCCCTCTTTCTTCTCGGATTTGATGCCGTCAAGTCTGCCCTGCAAATAGCCGCGGACATAATCAGCGCCGTCCGGCGGGATCTGTTTCAGGCTGTCGATGACTTCCTTTGCAGCCTGCTTTTCCTTTTCGCTCATGTGGTTTCTCCTTTCTTTCCCGTCCGCCGTGTGGTATATTGGCGGCGGGGGTGGTATTTTGAATGTTTCGGATTTGCTGAATGTCGATCTGCCGAAGAACGAGGCGGAAGCGCTTGCGGAATTGACCTCCGGCGCTGTGCTGCGGGATAAAGAAAACGCCGATACGCTGGACAATCTCATCCGCTTGGGGCTTGCCGAGAAGTATGAAACCACGGCAGACGGCTGGTTTGCTCACGGTGCGAAAATTAACGAAGCCGGGAAAAACTACCTGTTTCTGCGGGAAATGCAGCGGAAAGAGAAGCGGCGGTCATTCTGGCGTGACTTCCTGTTTCTCGTCATCGGCGGCGCTGTCGGCTGGTGCTTCGACCATTTGGTAGAGATCGTCGCCCTGTTCCGCGTCGGTCGATAGCCACGGGGAAAACAGCGCCCAGAACCGCTCGAACTTCCGAATCGGGATACCGCCGGATAGCTTCCGGCGGATAAGGCCGGATTCGACCGCCGCCATCAACGCACGGCCTTTGAGCGTGATCTTTACGGCTTTCATGCTTTCGCCTCCTTTCTGCCGCCCTGCCGGGCGGGGGTTGTTTACTAACTTTGTGAGCCTATATTAACACCTGAGTTAGAATTTGTCAATCAGTTTTTTGAGATTTTTATTGACAAAGTTAGATTTTTACTATAGAATTACGTCAGCAAGGAGGTGATAGCATGGAAGAGCGCTTCAAGGAGATACGCCGACTTCTCGGCATAACGCAGGCGGAGTTCGGAAAGGGAATCAACATCTCACAGAATTACGTCTGGATGATCGAAAAGGGCGAACGCATCCCCAGCGACCGAACCATCGCTGATATATGCCGCGTGTACAACGTCAACGAGGACTGGCTGCGGGACGGAACGGGCGAGCCGTTCATGCAGCTGTCCCGCGAGGAAACCATCGCGGCGTACGTCGGCAGGATTACCGGCGGACACATCACGGACATTGAGGAGAGCATCATCAAGTTCATGGCGGAAACGACGGTTGAGGAATGGGAAACCCTCGCCCGCGCCCTGCGGCGGTTTGCCGAGACAATAAAAAAGCCCGATACGGAGTGATCCGTACCGGGCATTTTTCTTTTTGGGGTTACAACATATTCAACGCAACGATGTACAAGCGGTGCAGCATTTTCGTGTCCATGAGGCGCAGGATGCGGACGATCTTCTCAATTTGGCGTTCCTTTTCCATTGTTCCCTCCTTATTTTATTGCCTTTCGACAAATTTAGCCTTGATTCTATCGATGAAAAGCGTTATTCTAAACATATCCACAACAAAAATTTAATAGGAGAATGGATGCTATGAGAAAGAAACTGCTTGCCCTTGCCTTGGTTTTTGCGCTCGTTTTTGCCCTTTGCGCGTGTGGAGGAGAAGCGCCGGAGACGCAGACAACACCGGAACCGACCGCCGCGCCGACTGCGGAGCCGACAGTTGAGCCGACGGAAGAACCGAAGCCTGCCGCAACGTTCGACGGCACGGTGTACGAGGACGATGAAGCCCGTATCGAGATCACCGGGTATGAGATCTTAGAGGTAGGATCGGAATATAACAAATACGGTGACGTTCCGCTTATCTGCTTTAAATACACCGTTACGAACCTCTCCGGCGGTGATGTGAGTGCTTCCGGCAAATGGATTCAAACATTTACCGCATATCAGGACAACGACCCGAACTTCCTGAACGAGCTTGATGTAGGATCGCAGGAAAACAGCGCCTATCACGATACCGGATTCGCAAAAATCAAAAAGGGCGGAACCGTTGAGGACGTGATGACCTACGAGCTGGACGACGAGGAAACGCCGGTCACGCTCGTTGCATCGTACAGATGGGAAGAGATCGGCTCAAAGGATTTCGACATTGCACAGCAGCCGGAAGAGGAAGCGTCCGAAGAATCCAATCTCGGCAAATGCACACCGGAGACGCTGGAAGCCGCGGCGCAGTTTATTCAGGTGACATGGAAAAAGAATCTGCCGAACGTGACATACACAATCAAAGAAGATCAAAATTTGATTGTGATGCTCATTGAGAACGACGGATTTGATGCGAAAATCAGAGAATCAAAGAAAGCCGGAACGAAGCCGAGCAATTGGAGCGATACTGTTTCCGCGCTGAACTCCATGACGGAAAATGCAATCAGCCTTGCGCAGTTTTTCTGCGGCGATGAGGTGCATGTCGGCGCGATCCTTGTTAGCGATGTAGATCACAACACCGCGTTTTTAAGCTCCGTTGACGGGAGAACGGTCGACGATTATTTTGCGTGAATTAAATGCCCCGGCATTGGCGGCAACCTCTGCCGGGGCTTCGGGGATGTGGTAAACCGACACGTCTGCCACGATTCAAGCGTACCCGCTCTTGCCCATAAAGTCCATGTTGTAAATCACAAATCAGGAGGAAGATTCAAGAACCGTTCCCGAAAGTTTTGGGAAATCCAACAACTGAATGGAGATGGAGAAAAAGTGTCCGCGCTCACAGACCTACAGCCTTACTTAGACGAGTATCCAGCCAAACTTCGCAAAGCGAAAAATGCCAGCGGCTTCACCCTGCAAGAGTTGTCTGACCTGTCCGGCGTACCCTATAACAACATCTGCGACACGAATGCAGGGCGGGTCAAGCACCCGCTCCTTTTTTATGCCGCTGCCACTTGTAAGGTATTGAATCTATCGCTGAATGAGCTTGTCGGTCTGGATGAACAGCCGGACACACAGCATGTCCATGATCTGGAATTGGAGAACGTGCGGTTATCCGGCGAAGTAAAGCATCTGCAAGAAATGAACGCAGGGCTGAGAAAGCAGGGGGAAACCCACACAAGGACAATTTATATGCTCATAGGCGTATGCAGTATTCTTTTGTGCGCCGTTGTATGGTACGTCATATTTGACATCCAGGTAGAGACCGCCGGTATTTTCCGCTCGGCTGGAACAAGCATTTTTGCGGGCGTCCTCGCCCTGATACTGAACGCCTCCGTCGCAACCATCATTTACGCCTTCAAAAGCATTCACAAGGGGAAAAAGAAATGAGACTGACACACGGAGCGTACATTCTCGCGCGATTTTCAACAGACAACCAAGAAGTGGACAGCATCGACGTACAGGTGCAGAAGTGCCGCGAGTGGTGCGCACGGGAGCATCTGCCTGTGCTGGACGTGTTCGCGGATGAAGCTACATCCGGCATGAAGAACACCAGACCGGAGTATTCCCGCATGATGCGGCAGCTCGCCGAGGGCGGCGCGGATACCGTTGTTATATACGATCAATCCCGGATGTTCCGCAAGCTGACGGCGTGGTTTCAGTTTCGGGAACAGGTAGCGTGCTACGGCGTGCGCGTCGTTGCCGTGACGCAACCGATCATCGGCGGCGATCTGCGCGACCCGATGACGTTTCTATCCGAGGGCAGCATGGCTCTGATGAATCAAATGTGGGTTCTCCAAACGCGGCAGAAGGTCATCGAAAAGATGCGTTACATGGCGGAGCAGGGCAAACACACCGGCGGAAAGCCGCCGCTTGGGTACGACGTAAAGGACGAGCGCCTTGTCATCAACGAGGATGAGGCAGATACAGTGCGGGAGATATTCCGGAAGTACGCCGCGGGGAAATCGTATCGGGAAATAATAAAATGGCTGAACGATTCCGGGAAGCGCACCAAGCGCGGCGGATGCTTCGGAACGAACAGCCTGCATGACCTGTTGAAAAATGAAAAGTATATCGGGAATATTGTGTACGGCAGGAGCGAGCGCCGACCGGACGGTACGCGAAATTCGCATTCTTTTTCAATCAGAACAATGCGGATGGAGAACGCCGTCCCGTCAATCATCGACCGTGAAACGTGGGAAAGGGTGCAGAAGAAGATGGAAGATAACCGACGTGTACAGGCTGGCAGGCCACCGAAGGCAAGAGAATACCCGCTCAAGGGGAAAGTGTTCTGCCGAGAATGCAAAAGCGCCATGACGATCGTAAGCTCGAAAAAGACGTATTACTACTACGCATGTTCAGGGAAAAAGCGAACCGGGCAATGTGATAACCCGCAGATCGGCGCAGGAGAGCTGGAAAACATCGTCGCTGATGCTATACGCGAAATCCTTGGAAATCCGGAAAACATAGAAAACATTGTCAGCATTATCCGGGAAGAGAAAAACGAAATAATCAACGTCGCCACACAGCGGATGCAAATTCTTCTCGCCCGAAGGATGGAAATCAACCGGCAGCTCGAAGCGGGAACAAATGCGATTCTTGCGGGGCTGCACAGCCAGACATTGAAAACGAAGATGCAGGAGCTTGAAGAAGAGCTTACGGAAATTGACCAGCAAATGACAACGTTGAAACACAGCGCCGATGGTACGCAGATACCAGAGGAACGTCTTAGGGCGTTGTTAAACGCCGCAGGAGACGATGTAAACGCGCTTTTGTCGTTGGTAATGCGCGTGGAAGTCGGCAAAGACAGAATCGTTGTATGGACGCTTCTGGACGCAGACCCTAACGGACATTTTGACTTTTCCGAAGATGGGATAAACATTGACTTACAGCCGGTAGATCGAGGGGACGAAAATTCAGGGTGTCACCTCACCGGTACCATGAATTTTCATAACTTTTCCATCGCAGGCGGGCTACTAAGATTCAGCATACCGCGAAAGAAACGCTGGGGTTAATCCCCAGCGTTTTCTTGCTTATAGGTCGTTAAGTTTGTTCATGACCGCGGCGTAGGTCTTAGGCTGCATCACGCTCAGGCTTTCCATCAGCTCATCCATCACCCGCCATGCGTCACGCGGCTCTTTGTCCGAGACGGTGCGGAGAAATTCGCTGCTGCCGTAGGCTGCGCCTGAATAGGCCGGGATGGACTGCACTCGTGGCGCGGCGCTCTGCGGCTCGTTCTCCTTGTTCATTTCGGCGCGGATGGTGTAGAGCGTGGCGAGCTTAGCATAATTGGGATAGCTCGACTCTTCATACTCGAGCCTCGCTATCTCTTTGCGAATCTCGAGTGCATCCAGCATGTCAGCCGAGATCGTCGAGGCAGCGGCGTAGCGCCTCGCGGGTGCGGTCGTCCTGCGCGTCGCGCATCATGCTCTCGATATGCTCGCGCATACCGTCGCGGCTGTACCGTTCGCTGTAACGGTCGCCCTCGCCGTCGCGGCTGTAGTGTCCGCGGACGTAGTGCGTACCGCGGCGGGCGTAGCTGCTGCCGCGTCCGTAGGTGCCGCGCATATCCGCCTCCCACTCACCGGCGCGGGAATAGTCCCCGTCTTCGAGCATTTCGATTTTGTCAATGTTCTTGACAGTATCGGTGATTTTGTGGAGGATATCGAGATCGCCCGCGCCGAGGTCGGGCTTACGGGCCACTTCATCCAGCTCACGGCAGAGCTTTTCACGGATGGACTTCATTGCATATTCACTCATGGTTTTTCTCCTTTCACGCCACGCGCTCAACGATCATGTTGGCGTTGGCAACGTTGATGGCCTGTCCGCTGATGTTCTCCGCCGCGACAGTCAGGCAGCAGCCGCGGGGAACATCGACGTTTGCGGAAACAAAGATGTTTCCGTAATCACCGACGGCTGCGGGGGTGACGACGGCGGTGGCGCTAACAAGCGGCTCGCCGTTAACGGCGATAGCAAGGGAAATTGCTTCGACCGTTCCGCCGGTGGGGATGGCGATGTTTGCGCCGAAGGACACTTTGTACCGAGCGCGGCACTGATTCGTCAGCCCTCGGAGGGTGACGATTCCCGCGCCCTCGCGGTGGACGATACCGCAATTCCCGGCAACTGCTGTTTCGGTGAGGGGGACGTTCTGCCCGGCGGCGACAAGCGCCGTCGTGGCGTTAGTAAATTCAGCCATTGGGTTTCTCCTTTCAAAAAATGCGGCGGGGTAAAATGCCCCGCCGCCGTGTGTTAAGCGTCGGCATTAGGCCGACCATGCCGCTGGGGGCAAGCTCTCGGTATTGAGTTTAGGCGACGCCGCAGTTGTAACTGCAGCAATACGGATTTGCGACCTGATACGCCGGGATGGGCGACGGGCGAAGGGCAGAGACAAGGTAGCTGTTCTGCGCCGCCTGGGAGGCCGCAAGCTTGAGGGACTGGTTCTCGCTTTCGAGATCGCGCATCTTGCTCTGCACGAGGAAGTCGAGGATGGCCTTGCTGTTTCCGTTGGCGTTGTCGATGATGTCGCGCGCGGCGTTCTGCACGGTGTTGCGGGTTTCGCAGCCCTGCGTTGCCATGTCATAGCGCACCTGCGCAACGGCGGCGCGATTCTCGCAGCAGCACTCCTGCGACTGCATCTGCATCTGGAAGAGCTGCGCCATGAGGGCGGACTGCTGGTTCGCGCGGGAGAGTTCGGCGGACATAAAGCCGTTGCTCAGGTTCTGCTGCACGCCGTTGATGAGCTGCGCCTGCGCGAAGAAACCATCGCAGAGGCCGTTGTTCACGCCGTCGAGCTTGCGCTCGACGTTGGCGAAGTCGGAGGTGAGGATGTAACCATCGGTCACACCGCCACGACTACCGCCGAAGCCGTTGCCGCCCCAGCCGAAGAGGACAATGAAGAAGAGGATGATCCACCATCCGTCGCCGCCGAAGCCGCCCCAGCCGCCGTTATTCACGCCGGTAGGAGTTACGGGCATGGTGGGCTGGATACCACCGTCGGTAAGAGACATTGTTCAATTTTCCTTTCAAAAAATATTTTTTTATCCGGCCGGATAAATTCAACGTAAGAGCGCCTGGAATTGCTGTGCTGCGTTTTGCAGTTGGTTTAGCTGCTGCTGGGAGATTTTGCCGCTTTGCAACAGTTTCTGCACCTCCTGCTGCGGATCGCCGCGAAAGGTGTTTCGGAATTGCTGGAACTGCTGGACAAGCTGGGCGAACTGGTTGTTCTGCCAGCCGCCGAATACCTGAAACAGGGGGTTACTCATTTTCGGTCACCTCCGCTTTCTTTGCGGTTTTCTTCGGCGTGAACTGCGCCGCGAACGCTTCAAATTCCGCACGGGTGACGTATTCCGGTGTCTGCTGCGCCGGTGCGGGTTTGGTGCGCTCGGTGTAGTCGAGGATACGCATGGAGGGGACGCCCGAAGCGTCAACGGACTTGACATAGATGCACATGTTTTCGCTGTCCCACAGCGGGACGGTGTTTCCCGCCGCGACAAGGTAGGACTTGGCGGCGGCTTCGCCCTGCACCCAGATCATCGGGTTCGGGGCGGGTTGCTGCGCGCGGAGCTGCGCGAGCTGATCCATCATCGGCGGGGCGTAGGGCTGATAGCTTGGCTGGTAATACGGCGGATAGTTCATCGTTTTTCCTCCCAAACGTAGATCGGTGTTTCGTTGCCGGAATCCCACGCGTCAAAATACTCCCCGTCCACAACCGCCACGACGTGGCCGCTTAAGGCGAGGATGTAGGAGCCGCGGGGATGCTCGGCGGCAAACTGCCGGACGGTATAACCGTCGTAATCGGGGAGGGCGGAGCGCGCAAATCCACGACGGCGGAGATACGCGCCCCAGACCGCATTGGCTGACGGCATGTCGGACAGCTCGTGCCCAGTCGCCGCCAGATCCATATACACCTTGCCCCAGCTGTCGCCGGTCGCCTTAGCAATCGCGCGGATCACGCAATCGCCCACGGCCTTGCCTGCCGGATTCGGGTTGAAATATTGCATACGGTCGCCTCCCACTACCAAAATTTTCGCATAAAAAAAGAGGGCTAACCCATCGGTTAGCCCTCAAAAACCCATCAAAAACCCGTCATTCGATTGCAGCGGCGATCTTGTCCTTTATCGCCCGTATACGGCGCTCAACTTTCTCTGTGCCGTACAGTTCCGTGTCCGTCTGCATGGCGAAGGAGATTTGCAAAACGCTCATGCCCTTTGCCCGCAGGCGGAAGATTTTTAGTTCCTCATCGGTAAAGCCGCAGTCCCGCTCAAACTGTTCGCGCAGCTCGCGCGGGAATTGCAGCTTATTCTTTGTCCCTGGCGTTGTTAAACTCCGTAGGATGCTCTCTGTCGTCATTGGCTACACTCTCCATGTATGCGTTAAAAAGTGTCTCTGCGAGGCTTTCAGACGCCTCGACGCCATTGATGCGGCAGAATTCTTTGATTGATTCTTTCATCGTGTCGGTTTACAAGGTTTTAACGGGGGTTGCCGCCCCCGTTATTCGTCATTTTTGAGCTGTTTAAACACCTGATTGATGCCGGTCGCAGCGAGGCCGGACACGATGCCGACGGCGACGGCTGTCAGATAGTCCGTGGCCGGGAAGTCCGGCACGATGTGCAGCGCCAGCACGCCGAGGGGCGCGCCGACGATGCCGCAGATCGCCGGGATCCACTTGTCGTCAATCGCGTCGGTGTTCTTGATGACGATGCCGACGAGGTAGGCGATCACGACGATCGCCACGCAGGTGGTCAGTCCGAAGATGTTCTCCATTTTTTGTTCCTCCTTAAATAATTCCTGCCTGAGCCAGTGCCGCGGCGATGACGCCGCCGACAACCAGCCAGATCAGCTTTTCAACGATCGATTCCCAGCGCTTGCCGGGCTTTGCCTCCAGAATCTTTACGGAAGCCTTGATCTCATCGACGTGGCTTTCGACCTCGCCGAGACGCTGCGCCATGACCGCCGTGGAGGTTGCGAGAGATCGGATCTCGTCCTGCACCTCCTCGAGCTTCTCAATGCGCCGGGTGTTGCTGCGCGCCCGCTGGTCAACCTCCGCGAGCTTGACCGCGTTGTCCATGGTTTTTTCCTCCATTGTCAGCCTCCGAGAATTCTGTTCACCTCGTCCTGCACGGCCTTCGTGAACCATGCGGCGAGCGCGTCTTTGCGAGCCTGCCCATTTCCCCACTTTCCGGCGATGACCTCGCGGGCCTTTGCCGTGATGAACGGGTCAACCGTCGTCTCCTCGGCGGGCTTCTCGGGTTTCGGCTGCGGCGTCGGCGTGGGTGTCGGTTCCGGTGCCGGTTCAGGCGCGGGCTGCGGATCTGCGCCGTCCGCCTTGCTCGCAAAGTCGGGAACTCCATAACCGCGGATGAAGCGGGCGTTCACGGCCAGCGCGCGCGTCTTGACGGCGTTGTCGCAGTTGCCCTCAATGATGGTCATCGTCTGACCGTTACAGGACGCCACAATGCCGACGTGGTCGGGCTGGCCGGCATTGTCGCCGTACCCCGTATCCTGCCAGTCGTAAAAGATCACGTCGCCCGGAGACGGGATATAGGCGTCGTTTTCTGTCCATCTGCCAATCTCCTGATAGAGCCGCACCATGCCCGGGCATCCGCACTCGGTCGGCATGATGTCGCGCAGCCCGCACTGCAAGGATACGGTGGACACGAACGCTGCGCACCACGGCCAAGAGGCGAGCATCCGCGTGCCTCTGGGAAGCGGGCTCTGGGCGTTGTAGATGTCCAGCATCTCCTGATGCTCGGTGCTGTACTCGCGCGTCCCCAGCCAGGCTTCGGCTGTAGAGACGACCTTCTGTCTCAATTCTTTTTCTGTCATGGCGTTACCTCCTGTTATAGTCCTGCCATCAAAGCGCGTACGTCCATGTCCCACTCGGTGTTGAAACCAGACAAGACGTAGTTGTCTTCATGAGACGATGTGTTGACGTGAGAGGGATTCACGACTTGTCCGAAAGCAATTTGGCCGAGTGATTTCCACGCTTGCGGAATAGTAAAGGCAACTGAGGATTCACCAAGAACGCCGGCCTCTACCGTGCATACACATCTTACCAGCCCATTGAGGGCTGCTTGAAGCATTTCGCTTGGCGTTTTGTCCGTGGCGAATGTCGCCGTCGCTGGTTCGGTTTCAAGATTTATCGCCGTGACATTGACATGCAGCGTTGTCACGCCAGCGCCTCCTGCACCAGTTTCGCCTCTCGGGATGGTGAAGTCGAGAACCGCAGCGTTTTCCGTTCCGCTGTTTGTCACGATAGCGTCCGTCCCCGGTTCTCCCGTCGTTACCGTGCCGACCCTCACCGTCGCCGCCGCGCCGGGGTCGCCCTGCGGTCCCTGCGGACCCGGCAAGCCTTTGCCGCCGTTTACGATGCCGGTAAACTTCATTTTGAAATCAGCCATTGTATCCACCTCTCTTTTGACATTCTTGCACATCGACGATACAGGTATCGCCCATGACCGGCGTATCCTCCGCGGTGCGGAAAGCGAGTTGGAAGTTCACCGTACCGGTGGTAAGCTCCATCGCCGCCTCGTAAGGAATCGTTACGTCGAATGTGTTTTCGTTGATGATTTCTGGCGTGAATTGATAGAACACGCCGAACGGCTGTTTGAGGTAAAGCTCGTATTTTGAGCCGCCGAGGAGCGACACGCCCTCTACCTCGAACCGCAGGGTAGATTCTATCCGCTGGTGAATGTGCATGATTTCGCCTCCTTATGGGTTGGATTTGACAAGGGCTTCTTGTGCCGTTCCGTTGACATTCAGCAGAACGCGCGTCACTTGTTTTGCCGCGCCGTTCACGTTCAAATACAGAATATCGCCAAACAACGCAGGCGCGGTAAAGGTCGCGGTTTGGACGGCAACCGCGGCGCCAACGCCGCCGACATTCGCGGTGATCGTGACACCCTCTCCGGCTTCGCCGACGAAATAGAACGTTGTCGTTCCCTTGGTTACGCCGAAGGACGTATCTTCTGTTCCTGTGACGCCGCCGATGTCACACCGGAGCTTCCATTTCTCCGGCGGGTAATAAGTGCCGTAGCTGCCGTTGCCGCTCGTCAGCTCAGCTTTAACGGTAAACTGCCTGCCGTTCAGCCGGGCGATGTAGAGTTTTCCAGAAAGGCTCCAATGGTTTGCTGTTCCCGAAACGCTCTTTTCCTGCTCCCAAGCGCTGCCGCTCGGGAGCTCCGGCGCCGTTGTGCTCCATGCCATTCACTTCACCTCACACAGAATACTGTAGGTATATATCCCCCGGCTGCCACTCGGCGGGCGGCGTTTCGCTCGTCCCGGTGTAGATGTGCCGCACCTGATCGGCGGAAAGGCCGAATTTGGTGTAAGGGATGTTGTCGGCGAGCTTCGCGGCGGTGACTGCTTTGTTGGCGAGTTTTGCGGTCGTCACCGTCCCGTCCGCAATCTGCCCGCTTGCTGCCTGTTCGATGGCGGCGCGGAGCTGGTCGAGGAGCTCGGTGAACTGCGCGTTGATGACGCTTGTGTCGATGCTCAACGTGTCGGTAACAAGGCCGCAGACGTCCGGGTTTTGTCGTTCATCCGTAATCATGGAGGCGGTGATGGAGGTCGTACCGGCGGCAACGAGGATCTGTGCGAGGCTCAGCTGCCGCTGCGTTGTATTGTTTGTTAGCGTCGGAGCAGTCGCCGCGCTTGCCGGTGTGCCTTTGAGGATTTTAATTTCCGGTAGATCGGCGTAGTCGGTGGTTTTCCACTCAACGATGACGCGGTCAATGCGGTTTAAAACGCCGTCCGCCGCGTCAATTGTGAGCTGCATTTTTGCGCCGTTGTTTTTTTCGGCGTCGTTCCACCAGACAACGCCGTTTGCGTCGGAATCGGCGATCCATCCGATTCCGTCGGACACCGTGACCGCCATGGCGTTCTGCACGGCGGCAACGGCGGCATTGTTGTTCGCGGCGAACACGCCGGAGGTGCGGCCATGAAGCCAGCGCATCGCATGTTCCGCGCCGACATATTCGTCGCGGTTGTTCGGGAAAGATTTAATATTTGCCATTTAGTTTCTCCTCACTTAATGCGTCAAGGATTGGGTCGCCGAGGATGATCTGCGTTTTCTCGCCGGTGCGGTCGAGGGTGTATTTAAGGCCCGTGATGCGCGCGGCGAATGACACGCCGAAGCGGACGGAAATGCACAATACGACGTCGCCGATGTCATAGCGGATGCCAAGCTCTGACGGGTCGATGACAACGTCAAAACTTGACCTTCTGATGTATTTCCCCAGCTCCATATTGCCAAAAGATTTTGCTGATTTGGCCGCGTCTTCGGCTGTGCCGTCCGATTCCTGCGATATCGAGCTGTCGAACCACCGCTCGAAGCGGTCGTCGCCGGAGGCGCTGCCCACGACAGCGACCGGCTCGGTTTCGTCGGTCAGCTTGTATTTCACATAAGCGACATTTTTAAACGTGCTCACGTCTTTGCTGATGACAAGGTCGGAACATGTCCCCTGCTCTTCAACAAATGCGACGCGGTGAATGCCGGTCGTGCGGTCGGTGCCTTTTATGACGCGGAAGGTGTGCGTCAGGGTATTTCCGTCCCAGTCCATCCGGTGGCCGAGCTCGGCGGTGTCGAGAACGTCCATGATCTTATCGAGGAGCTGACCGCCGTATACGGTATTGTCTTCGTCGTCCTCCGGCTGGAACTGCTCGGTCAGGCCAGCGGGCGTCGCCGTATGGATGCGCGTCAGGCCGCGGAGGTTGTCGTTAATGAGGCCGTAGACGCCCGTCTCTATGGTCGTGATGGCCGTCTTTGCCGCAACAACGCGCTTGTTTAATATCCAGTTTGCCGTGTATCCGTTGGCGGTGATGCGATTCTGCACTGTGTCATGCTTGACGTTGACCAGGACGTAGGTCGCGCCGCGGGAGGTGTTGTACAAAACCGAGCCCTCACGGAGGGCGGCGATGTTGTAATCGTCCACGGGGGCGACGACCTGTATTTTCCCTATAGCGTTGTAATGTTCGGTGATCTGGATGGAGATGGCGTGCGTTAATTGATACCGCGTGGAGAAATCGGGGGGATAGATTTCAAAGCTCATACACTTATCCCCACGATCTCCTGCGCGAAGTCAACGGCGACCTGCAGGCTGTCAAGGCCGCTGTCCGCGGTCGGCTTCAAAACATTGTCCCCGACAGAGAGCCGGTAGAGGCTGGACGTCAGCTCGAGCGCTCCGCGGCATTCGCCGTCCACGCTTGAGGTAACATACGTCCGGTCGTGCGTGATCTCGATCACGACACGTTCCCCGGCGGCGAGCGTTTTGTTGACGCGGATGAATTTCCCGGTTGCCGCGTCGAGGATTTGCGGATTGACGACCTCGTTGAGTGCGGTAAACGTCAGTGTATACGGGACGGGCACCTGTCCGCCGTTTTTGACGTTGATGAACTGCGTCCGGACGACCGTGCCGAAGCGGTACGGGCGGGCCTGATTCCACGGGAATTTGAAGCCGTATTCCACGCCGGAGAGCGTGGCGGCGGCGGACGCGTCCTGTTGCCAATATGGATATGGCGCGGTTAATGAGAACTGAAACGCGGCGAACACCGGGCGCGCCTCGATGGTCGGGGTGGCCGTCGGGCGGACTTCGAGGTAGTAGTCGTCAGCGTAGAGCCGACCGTAGAGGTCAGGGCGCACGACTGAGAGGAGCGCGTCCTTATTCTCCGCCTGGAATTCTCCGACGAGGATTCCGCTGATCGTCACGGGGCGCGACTGAACGTTGACGCTCTGGACAGTCGCGCCTGTCTGGTCGATGCCCTGCGCCTCGTTGAGCTTGCAGACGACGGTGTCAATGCCCGCGGGCTTGTTGATGAGAAACCCGCTTGCATACTCAAAGACGATCTCGCCGCCGTCTGAATTGACATAGCGGAAGGTTTTGGAAAGATTGCTCACATTGCCCACCTCGCCGTCTCAAAATACGCAGCCGTTGCAGCGGCAAGCTCCACAGGCGTCTGCGGGACGCTCTGGATGTTCTGCACGATAGTGATGCCCGCGGCGTTGGGCGTACCGCGCCGCCAGTCTTCCGCCTCGGCTTTTGTCAGAACAGATTCGCCGCGGTGTAAAACCGCCGGATATCCGTCATACGGGACATAATCCAGGCCACCGGCGGAGAAATGACCTCCGCCGCCGGTGTTCATTCCGTTTCTGGCAGAATTGGCAACTTCCGTACCGGCGGTGTAGGCTTCCCCTTTCTTGTCGCGCAGACCGGCGATAAAGCGGTCGACGGCCCGCTGCCCGGCGGAAAAGAAAGTACCGCTGTCAGCAACGCGCGCAGAAATTGCGCTCACGGTGCGGTCGACAAGGTCTTGCCCGGCCTGTTCGCAGGTGACGTCTTTGTCCATCCCCTCGGCGAGCTGCGCTGCCGGGTCAGCATCAATTTTCCCCGCGCCGACGGACTGCGCAAACGCCTCGATTGCCGCAGCGCCGCCCTCTTCGTACAGGGCGCGCAGCTCGGCGAGGCCGTCCTCGCTTCCGGCGTTGGTCTCGGCGAGCATGGCGACGACACCGGCGTACAGCTCCGGCCCGCCGGAATTGAACATCTCCGCCAGTTCGGCGGGAAGCTCTCCGGCGATGGATGCCATGTTCGCGGAGAAATCGTTCGTCGCGTCGATGTTGTGGCGCATGTTGTCGAGGGCGTCTTTGTACGACAGATCGCTCTCCGTGTTGATGCGCGAAAACATGTTCGTCGCGGCGTCGGTATAAGTCTGCAGGCGCTCGGTGGCCTCCTCCATGGGGAGGTTGCTGTTGGCGAGCTCGACGGAAAAGCCGTTAGCGCTGATCGTCATCTTATCGACGGCGTCGGAGGTTGCGTTCGCGGTTTCTGCGGCGGACGCTTCCGCCGCTTCCATATCGGCAAGCTGTTCCGTGCCGCGGTTGATTTTCCCGGTCAGGTCATCGACCTGATACGATAGGCGCCAGAACGTGTCTGCGTCCGTCGCCTCGCTCACCCCCGCAAGCTCTGTTTTCAGGCGGGCAAGCTCGTCGTTCCACGCCTCAAGCTGCGCCCTTGCATCCTCAACGCTTTCTGTAGGGAGGGGGTTTCTAAACTCGTCTGCCGCTTCGGCCCAGCTCTCGGCAACGTCGGCAAAGCCGCTTGTGAGCTTTTCTACCCAGCCGAGCACTTTTGCGATGGACGGGGTCAAAATGCCGCTGAACGCGGTTTTCAAACGCGAAATCTGTTCACCGACACCAGCCTGCGCCTCTTCAAGCTCAAGCTGCGCGTCGCGGGCGTTCATGACGGCGGAATTGTTGCGATGCATTGCAGCGGCAGCGTCGTCATACGCTGCGGAGAGGGTGTCGGTGATGAGGGCGGTTCGCTCTGCCGTATCGGCGCAGGAGGCGAGGCGGATGTTGAAATCGTCCTCGGAAATGCCGACCCAGTTGAGCGCGTCGGCCAAAACACCCGTGACCTGTCCGACCTTGGCGGTTTCGTTTGACGCCTCAATGAGGCCCTCGATGGGGAGGGAATCGCCGAAAGTCCCGTAGACACCGGCGGCGATCTCCGTCCAGCGCGCCTGTTCCTTTGTGCTCGAGGTAAGCCGGGCGAGGAGCTGCGAGGCCTCGACCGCCGTATCGGTGTCTCCGAGGAGCTTGTAGAACTCGCGGAACGTTTTCCGCGCGCTGGTGGTGGAGTAGCCCATGGTCTCGAACGCAGTGTCGAGCTTGCCCATGGAGACGCGGAACTCCTCCGTGGATTCGTCCATGTTCCAGAGCGATTCCAGGAAATCCGCGATTGCTTCTCCGGCCTGTTTGATGGCGTCGGCGAGAAGGTTGCCTTTCGTGACGGAGGATAGAATCGTTTTCCCGAGGCCAGACAGAGCACCGTCCGCTCCGCCGCTCGTTTCTCCTACGTTTTTCAGGCCGTCTGCGGCATCTTCGATTGGCGGGGACGCTTTGTCGGCCTCTTTCCCAACATCGCGCAGGGAGCGTTCTGCGTCGTTTAACGCGGTCTCGGCCTGGTTTGTTTCGGTGGTTGTCTCCTCAACGGATTTCGTGAACTTATCAACGGCCTTTTCCGCCTTTTGGGTGTCGCCGGGGATGTCCTCGGCAGCGCCGCCGAGCTTGTCAAACGATTTCGATGCGCCGGTGACTTGCTTGTCAAAATCGGATGTGTCAAGGGTGAGTTTGGCAAAAAGGTCAAATACATTCATTCTTCATCGCCTCCAAATGCGGCGCGGAAGCGCGCGATGATCTCCTCCGGCTCCTCGATTTTTCGCGGACGGAGGACGTCAATGAAGCGCCGGTTGAGCATCTGGTCGCGGCGGACGAGGGCATAGAGCGCGTCGGTGACGTAGATTCTGTACGCCTCCTCTTCCGCGCGTCGGTGCTCCCTGACGGCGACATACCGGACAATGCTGCTTACTCGTTGGTCTCCGGCGTATTCTCCGGCGCAGAGCCAGCACGATCCGCGCCAACCTGCGCCGCCGTAAAAAAAGACTTCCAGACTTCATCGGCGGTGAGCTCCGCCCAGTCCTGCAGGGCTTTGACGTAGGTGAGCTCTGCTGCGTACTTTTCGGGCGTTGTGCCGTAGCACACGGCCATGATGCGGCAGAAGTCGTCCTCGTGGCGGGAGAGGATCTTGTAAACGAGGGAGACGATGTAAGAGCGCGAGGAGCGTTCCTCCGGCTTTTTCTCCTGCCGGTACATCTCCCGCGTGTCCTCGTCCTCAACGAGATTGCAGAGCGGATCGATGAGGGCGGCAAAGGCGCTCAACGCGCCCTTGCCTTTGATTTCGGACGGGAGCGTCATTTTTTTCACGCCTCTTCCGTCCCTTCCTTGAGATATACCTCGAACGGCACGACCGTCTGCGCGCTCATGCTGACATGGCCGGTGAACTCGAACGAGAACTGCGCCTTGCCCTTGTCGGTGCTCTGCATGGAGAAGCCGCCGGTGGACAGGGCGTTGATGATCTTGATGGCGCAGTAACCGCCGTTGTTCTCGCCGTTCTTGTCGGAATAGTCGCAGACGAACCAGAGGTCTTTGAAGTCCGCGGACGCGACATCCACGCGCGGGGTGATCTTGGTCGTGTCGGTCGTGCCGACATCGCCCGCACCCATGAGCAGGGCGATGAGGGTCGTGTTCGTGGTGATGAAGGTACCCGTGAGCTTAACTTCCCACGAATCGAGCTTTTTGAGCTCCTTCATGTTTTTCGGGCAGTTGTCGATGTCCTCGCCGAAGTCGGTGAAGGAGGGCGTAGCGGTAAAGTTGATGCCGCCGGTGGTCGCGCCGAGGATGTTCGTGTCCTCAATGGCAGGCGTTGCCGGGGTAAAAGCCTTAAGGAGAACGCCCGCGTTGAGCACGATATTTTTGAAAGTATCTTCGGGAATTTTTCTGAATTTCATTTTCTCACCTCAATTTTGGGTTAAAAAATCGACCGTCATGTTGATGTAACGGCCTTTGATCTTGTTGTCTGCCGCGTCGGTCTGCGGCTGGGAAAATGGCGTTCCGCGCGCTATGAGCAGTGCGCCGCCGTCGCAGGGGACGTAAACGCCGCCCAAACCGATGGCGTTGGAGATCTCCTGCGTTTTCTCGACGATTGGGCGGTAGGAATCGCCGTAATACCAGAGATTCACCACCAGAGGCATGGAGCCGTCGTCGAACGCGCCGAGCACCTGTTCATAGACAAGGTACGGAAACGCCGCGCCGGTCTCGGCCTCGTTAGGGTAGGCTGTTAGGCCAAACGACGACATGAACGAATGGAGGGCTTCGGCCTTTGTCATGGCAGCGCCGCCAATCTGCGGACGTTGTACCGCTCGAACTGGAACGTCGATACCGTAGGCGTTTTGGGAAGTTTGGAAACGACGAGATAGTAGTTTCCGTCCGTCTTGATGATGTCCTGCTCGTCGAGGTTGGTGTTGAGCGGCGTGACGATGGTGTCGGTATAGGTCACGTCGGCCTGCTGCGCGGCAATGCGCTCTGTTGGCGTCAGGCCGGAGAACGCGATCTTGATCTCCGCGCCGTCTTTCCATGCGTTGACGTTTCCGCCGACCCCGTCCGGCACTTTCGTTTTGTTCATCACAACGGCGTGGGAATAGAACGTTTCATATAAGCTCATAGTTTCCTCCAACGGTTCAGCCGTTTGGCAAACACACCCTGCCATGAGGCGGAATCGCTTCCTTTCGTATAGGAATAGCCGCCGAAGCTCTCGCTCTGGTATGGGCTTGCGAGAACATCGGCGTTTTTGGCTTTCCATTCCTCGATCTCGACGGCGATAGCTTCCAGCGCGGGCGGGATCGCCATAGCCCAGACCGCGCCGTCAAACGTTTCGTCCGCGGGGAGCTTATCCCCGCAGCGATACACCCCGTCGCAAAAGACGCTGCCGACGACGCGAAAAAACTGTCCGGCGGCGAGAAACGGCAGCGTGATCTCGCCGTCATTCACGGTGTACTCGCCGGGAACAATGTCCACGGCGAAATAGTTGTGCAGCGAGGCACAAATCTCGTCGATCATTGCCCCGCTGCACTTGGTATTCTCATTCACGCTGCCGCCCTCCTATCAGGAGACGGAGGCGAGAATCTTGGCGATCTTCGTGCCGTCCGTGACCTTCGCGCCGTAGACGTGCAGGCCCTTGACCGCGTCGGCAAAACGCTTTTCCATACGATACGCCTCGGTCTTGATGATCTGCTCGGCGTAGGTAGTGGCGTCGGTGATCTGCGCGGTGATCTCGAAATACGGCGTCTTGCCGGTGTCCGTGCCGATGCCCGTCTTGACGTTATTGGACATATACACATCAAAACCGGCGATGCGGCCCACAAGGCCGTTGATAAGGGCTTCCTGTCCGGCGGTCGCGGTGCTCTTGGCGAAGCGGTCGTCGAGCAGGAGGAGGGAGTGGACGTCCGGGGGAACGACGATGGTGCGGCCCGTGTTGGGGACGTTCGCCTTGTCGAGTTTCGTCTTGAGCTTCACGATGTTCTCATAGACGTTGGAGCCGGTGAGGGCAACGGGGGCGGCGGCAGAGCCGATGGTGTTTCCGGCAGCGGCACCGGCAGCGATCACGCCGAGAAGGTAGGCGTCGGAAACGTCGGCGAGGGCGTAGGCGGCGCGGCCCATCGCGGTATCGACCAGCTCGCCCGCGGCCTGCACCTTGTCCACGTCGTCGACCTGGAAGTTGAAGTACTTGGACTGGTCGATAACGAGGGTCTGGTCGGTCGTGGACAGAACCTCCGGGTCTGCGATGTCGGTGTTTTTGGTGTAGCTCTTCACGGTGATCGCACCGATGGTGTTGATGTGGACGGTGTCGCCATGGTTGCGAATCTCGCCTTCATAGTTGCGGTTGACGAGGTTGGTGGCGACGTGCGCCTTTTCGAGCGCATAGAGAAGTCGGGCGTTCCAAAGCTCGGGAATAAAAGTGGTAACTGCCATTGTGAATTAGTCTCCTTTCCGGGTGAGGGACGCCTTTACCGCGTCCCAATTCTTGTTAATTTCGGCGGCGGACATTCTCTTGATCTCGTCCGCCGTGTAGCGGGTGACAGGGTTGTTGTTCGGCGGGGTGGCAGTGTTCGCGCCCTGCGTCTGCGTCGTGGACACGAGCGGCTTAAATGCGCCAGCGATAAGCGCGTCGAGGGACGCGGCGTCTTTGATCTTGTCCCCGTCCATTTCGAGCGCGGCCATTTCCTCGCCGCAGCCACGCATGGCGAGATCGAGGTTCCCGCCGGTGATGTTCTTACTTTCAAAGTAGGCGCGGACGGCCTTTTCCTTTGCCGCCTTGCTTTCCTTTGCGGTGACGTCGGCCTTGTACGCCTCGAAATCGGAGTGCTCTTTTTCGTATTTCGATTTGTACCCGTCGTCGCCTTTGGCTTTGAGCGTGTCAAGCTCGGCCTGTACGGCCGGGAGCTTTTCCGCGTCTGCCTTGAATGCGTCGCGCTGTTCCTTTAGCGCGTCGGTGGTTTCGACGTGCATTTCGACGATGGAATCGACCTGCTCGTCGGTGAGCCCCATTGCCTTGAGGGCCTTTCTTGTGAGTGCCATGATGATTTACTCCTTTTCATTCTTTCGCGGCTGTGCATCGCCGCAGAGTAGTAAAAAAGCCGCTTAAAAAAGCGGCAGTAAAAAAATCAGCCTACGGCGGTACATCGCTGTAAGCTGATTTCTTTATTCGATTATTTGCTGAGGTATTCCTTGATGATCTCCTTGTAATCATCAAGATATCTTTCAATTGCATTCTTGAGGAAACGCCGTGGTCGCTGCGGGTAGCCCATGCGGAACTCTCCGGTCAACTCGTCGCGGTATACCCAGCGTTCCTTTGGCGTTCCGCCGCCGATGGCGTATTTGCCGGTTCCCTCGTGGACGTAGACCGCGTAATCGACGTTTGTGCCGACCTCGACGGAATCGCCGTCCACCTGATGGGCAATGCTTCCACGCAAGCGCCCGGTATCGACCGCGTCGAGGTCGGTGATCTCGTCCTTTACGTCGCCCTCCGCCTGTATGCCGACGGCTTCGAGCGCCCGCAGCTTTTGTTCGGCGGTGGCTTTCAGGACATCGGCGGCGTTGTCATAGAGTTTATAGACGAACGGCATTGTCAACCGACCCCGATGCTTTTCAGGTATTCCTCGTATTCCGGTGGGATACCGATGTCATAGTTCTTGTAATAGTGCAAGAACTCGTAAGGGAACGTGAAATCTCCGTCCCAGAACATACCGGCATGAAGCTCTTCTCCGGTGAAAAAGTCTTTGGACGGAAGCGTTGTCAAGCCAAGCTCAACCGAATTTATATGCTCTATGACTTTGTCTTTGGGAATATCGTTTTTGAATCTCTTGTAATCGTCAAAATTTTCTGTGCTTCCTTCATACGGCAAGCCTTTGAAAAAGCCAAAATCCATGTTCACTTCCTCCTTCTTCGTTGATTCGGGTAGAACAGATCCATTTTCCCTTCCTTATGTTTCCCGACGTAAATAATGCCTGACTTTGTTATGAAAACCTCGTCATTCGGTGCCTTAACAATAACGCCGAGGGCGTTTGCAAGCTCTTCCGCAAAGCAATATCCTTCTCCGGTCTTTTTCCCGGTGCTGCACGAAAGCAGCCGAATGTTTTGCTTATTCCAGCCGTCCATATGGCGAATGACGGATGCAAGCAGGCGTGGGGACATATTTGGCTCTCTTGTTCCGTATCCTACGGCGGTAGGCGAGCCGTGCATGGCGACATCGAAGAACGTTTTTAACGGCTTTACAGCTTTGATATTTACTGCGAGCGGGTCATCTTTGGGGAAAGCGGCAAAGCCATTTTCTAATCGTATTATACCGCCGGTCACGATTTTATTCAAGTCGTCTCGGGCGTCTGCGCCGAAGAATTTCAGCGCCTCCGCGTCATCCGCGGCGTTTGCTGCTGCCGCCTCATCGTCGAGCCGCTTGAGCCAATCATTGTATGTTTCTCTCTTTCGCCCGTGGCCTTTGATGACACCGCGCACAGCACAGCGGCAGTTATATATATTCCAGCCGGACGCGCCGTGCGATTTGTCACCGGGGAACATGAGCTTCTCGCCGCCGACGGTAAAGGCTTCGTCAACGCCGACACGCTGACCGTCGGCCATTCCGTGCCATTCTCTGGTGCGATGATCCTTTGTGGCGATCCACTCGCGCTGCATTTCGATTCCCATTTCCGCGGCCTTTTCATACGTCGCCTGTCGGCCTCCGTTTTCGGCGGCGGTGACGGCGGTACGCGCGGCGCGGATGGCGCTTTCGATGCTCATGTCAACAATGCGGCGGCGCAGGTCGGCGGCAATACCGCGGCTGCTTCGCCCCATCAAAATGCCGGACGTGACAGCGTTGGTGATCTGCTTTTTCCCGAATGCGAGGTCGATGCCGCGGCGGACAGCTTTCTCTTTCGGATAATATGGCATTAAATCCGGCTGCTCGACGTTCAGGCGGCGGACGGTCTGCTCATCGTAGAGGGTGAAATTGCCGCCAGCGTCGGATACCTCATACGCGGCATAGTTGCGGTTCAGCGTGTATATTCCGGGCGTGGCGTCGTTGACGTAGGAGATGGCGACCTCGTTTGCGTTGGTGAGGCGTTCGGCGAGCTTGTCCCGCAGGGCTTCAAAGCGCTCTCCGCGGCCCATCTGGGCGAGCCGCCATTGCTTGTAATCCTCCTCCGTCCATTCGCGTCCGTTTACGACCGTTCCGATGAGCTTTTGCATTTCCTCATCACGGAGGCGGAAGTTGGCGAAATACTCGTCAATGATCTGCTGGAGGTTTTTTGCCGCGCCGCCGTACATCTCCCGAATGCGCTTTTCGAGCGCCTCCAGCTCAGCATCCGTCAGGCGGCGTCCCTCGTCGCGCTTCATTCACCCAGACCGAGGCGGTCGACCGCCGCATTGTCCCGGCGCTGCATGAGATCGTCGAACTGATCGGCGTCGCCGTTGATGGTGAGCAGCTTCTTGATGATGTATTCCTCATCGTAGAACTGCGCGGCGAGGATGAGGCTCTGCGTCTCCTCCTGCTTGTTGATGATCTGGCTGCGCGTGTAGGTCGGCTTGTCATCGATGCCGAGCAGGGAGAGGATGCCGACAATAAAGCGCGTGACCTGCGCCTCGAACATGTCTGTTTTTAGGTCAAGCGGAACATACGCGGCCTTGATGGCTGTCGCCGTCTGGTTTCCGGCGGATACGGCGGCGCTATCGAAGCACTGGAAATCCTCGAAGAGCTTCTTCTTCAACATGTCGATCGTCGTGTTCGTTCCGGCATACGGCGCTTCGAGGGTGTGCGCCTCGGCCTTTGCGCCGTCGTCGCCGTCCGCATGGGCGACGTGCGTGGTTTTCAGGCGTTCAACAAACCGGGCGTCGTCGAGGTCGCCCATGCCGCCGCAATTCGTGAGAACCCAATAGATGAGGTTGCCCTCATCTACGTTGTTCACCATGTTCGATGCGGCGAGGTCGAGCGCGTCGATGGTGTTGCGCTTGCCGACGATCTCCGACAATCCGCGTTCGTTGTTAAACAGCGGCACGATGGGAAAATTGGGATAGTTTTCGCCGTTTAGGATCTCCGTACCGCCGACCTCGGACGTTCGCACGACCTGTTTATATGCTCTCTTGTCCTGCATGATCGTCATCGGCTCGCCATCGCTTTGGATAAATTCTGTAAAGCCGTCCAGCTCGTAGAGCGTGACGCGGCGCGGCTTTTCCGGTGCGAGCTGCCAGAAGCGGATACCGGCGGAGAGCGCACCCGTTTCCTCGTCGTAGAGCGGCACAAACTCCGTCAGGCGAAACACTCGCAGGTGTTCCAGATCCCAGAAGCCGAACGAAACACCGCCGATCTGCGCATACTTCGCGGCGGTCATGACCTCCTGATCGAAATCGGTGCAGAGCTTGTCCGCCGTTTTCTTGTCGGCGAACGTGACGCCGTTGCCGAGCAGATAGGCCACCTGTTGGTTCACGTCGAAGCGGAAGAAAGAAGAGGCCAGCTTGTGGTTGGCGGTGAACATGTCGCGGTGCGCTTTCCCCTGCAAATCGTATAGGATCTTTTCATAGTTGCTGATGGTCGGGTTTTCGCCGTTGTAGTACAACTCGGCGTCTGCCGCCGTTCTATACGCCTTGCTGCCGGTATGCTCGGCGATGGCGTTGCCAATAAACGTCGTCCTCGCATCGAGCGATCCTCCCGCGGCGAGTAAGTCCTGATAGGTGTACATATTTCCTCCTTACATCCACAGCGGGACGTATTCCGTGTCCTTTTTATTCCACAATTTCCGCACGATGGACGCGGCGCTGTCCGGCGCATCGTCGTGCTCGGCGTTCTCGGTGTAGTCGCAGATCTGGTTGATGTATTCCGCGTCTGTCCCGGCGACGAATACCACGTTTTTCCACTCGCTTTTTAAATAGCTCGTGATCTTGACAAATTTGTTCGTCTTTTCGTGGTAGGTGTCGGCGCGCTCGCCCTTGTCGCGGAGCGCCTTGGCAAGGTAGCCTTTGTCCGCGTTTCGCTCGCTGTAGATGATCCCGGCGTTGAACGCCTTTCGGAGGCGGATGATCTCCGGCAAACAGTCGTCAACGTGCTTTTGCCAGAGCCGCCCGTAAATGTAATACTTGCCGCCGGATTTCTTGCAGATTGTAAACGCAGTCCCGTCCTCGCCGCCGTAGGAGGCGTCGATGTGACAGATTCCCTGCTCGGCAAGCGCCGGGTCTGCGCCCGTTTGGGGCGAGGTGAAAATAACATCATCGGACGCGATATGCCGCAGCTCGTAGTTTGCGGCAAAAAGGGAGGCTGTCATAGCCTCCCGGAGATTCTTTAGTTTTTCCTCGGAGATAAGACCCGTAGAGTAGCAATCGTATCTTTCAGGAGCAGCAACAAGAGAAAAGGCGTCCTCTTTGTGCCATGGCGTTCCGATGAACACGATCCGCCCGTCGCGGGTGACGATGTTCCGCAGCTCCCGAACAATGGCCTTCGTTTTTTCCCGCTCCGCCTTGCTGATGCGGTCTTGCAGATTAACAACGTCATCGCAGACAATGAGATTGGCATGTTTACCGGTAAGACTGCCGCCGCAACCGCAGCCGACGAGCTGTTCTGCGCCGCGCGGGCTGTCATAGATTGATACGGTCATGTTGGAAGCGTTTGCCGTTGTGAGGTATACGGGCAAATCCATGAGGATTTCGGCCATATGGCGGAACGCTTCATTCTCCATCACCTTTTGCGCCTGGGCAATGGATTCTATGACATCTGTATCTGTCTTTCGCATGAAAAGGGCGTTCTTTCCATGGTTCAAAACGCACCACATAGCAAGAGCCACGGACAGGCAGGACGATTTATAGCTCAACCGGTGGGCTTGCAGCGTGTAATCTGTGTCGCCATAAATGATATTTTGCATCCATTTTCCGTGCAGCTCATCGGTAAGGTCTTTAAAGCCGATCATGCGGCCTATTGCCGCCGGTCGATACCGCCATATCTTCCAGACTGTTTCTTTTGTGAGCGCCGTCATGAAATAATGCCTTTTGTCTCTTCGAGCAGCCGGTCAATATCGGCCTTGGCGTCGTCGGAAAGCTCCCGTTTCGTGAGATCGACCTTTTCTACAAACAGGCCGTACCGTTTGCCGAGAAGCTCTGCCGCCCGGAGACGGTCTTTCACGCCGGGCAAATCCGGCGATACTGTCATATCTCCGTTCTTGTCAACGATCATTCCCGCTTCGCATTCACCACGTAGTACGGAGGTGAGATATTCAAGAATTTCGTTCTGGTCAGCGATCAGGGATGTTTCTTTTTCCGCCATGCGGTCGCGGATATATTTTTGAATGTTGGGTTTTGCCAAGTTTTCACTTGCAATGTTATTTGCGTTCTTCCCTGAATACCCCGCGCGAATTGCGGCTTGCGTCGCGTTCAGATCAATCAGATATTCATCGCAGAAGCGTTGCTGCTTTGCTGTCAGCTTCTCCACAAACCGCACCTCCTTTGCGTATCCCGCCGCCCCCTCCGCTGCGTACGGCTTTCCCGCCTTTCGGCTTCGCCCAAAACAAAAACCCACGCTTTGGCGCTCGGTGATCGTCCGGCGTCTCTGCGTGGCTTTGGATGTTACTATTATACCACGGATTTTTGAAAAGTCACTGGCAAAAAACTCGCATTTTTACCGCGTCCCGTGCCGGGCGGTGCAGTAGCCGGACAATGCGCGGGTCGCCTTGCGCCATACGGTGCTGTCGTCACAGCCGAGCTCATCGCAAAGCCGCTGCACACCGTTTTTCTGTTTGTCGATGTACAGCACTTCCAAAATACGCCGTTCCTCGTCTGTCAGCGTGGCAAGGGCTTTCTTCGTCAGCCGCACCTCCGATTCTGCAATGCGGAGATTGTCAGACAATAGATCGATCAGGCAAATGCTGTTGTTCATGCGTTCTTCATACGATGTGCCGCCGCCCTGCACCGGGGCCGTCCCCGTGGATGCGCTCTTGATGGATGTCATGCGGTCGCGCTCCATGTCGATCTCTTCCGGTATGGACTGGATCGCCGCCTCGTTTTTCCGCAGGTTGAAGAGGTCGGCCTTGCATTTCATTTTCCAGAGTTCGTTCATTTTCTCACCTCGTCATTTAATGTTAAACGCTCTGTGCCGCGTTTTTATTTACGGCGGGTCTGTTTATATTTCCCAACCAAACTCGTCCTTTATGGCGTCTCTTACCATCCAGACGTTGAGATTGCCGCTTCCGACGCTCTCCCGAATGTTCGCCACCTCCGCCGACAGCTTGTTCACGTCCTCCTGCGTAGGGTTGAAGCAGGACATCCACGCCCAGACGAAGATCGTCATGGCGATAGACACGGCCTTGTGCATGGAGACGTATTTCGGCTTGCGTTTTGATTTACTGCTCATCGCGTGCGGCCTCCTTTTCCTCGACAATATGCTTGGCGAGTTTGGCGCAGCTCAGCTCCCCGGGGCAATCGTCCTCGCAGTCCTGGCAAAGGCGCGGCGCTATTTCCAGAAACACGTCATGTTCCCCGCGGTTCATTCTCATCGGTTCTCCTTTCTCCGTAGCTGCAAAAGTCCATATCTTCAACAACCTGCAATCCACTTACGCCACACCAGAACCAATCACGTATTTTTGATTCTTGCCATGTGTCTTTGTGCTTGCAGTCTTTGCACCGCACAACAGCGACCATCTCCAGCTTTGGCTTTACGGTTTTGCAGGAGGCGCCTTTTACGCAAACAAACTCCCGGTCTTTTCCGGCGTGCTCGCAGCTGGAAGCGCAGTCCTTGCAGTTGTCACGCACGATCTTCGCTGCCATTGTTCTTCCTTTCTCCGTAACTACAAAAATCATTATCGTTTGTTGTGAACGGTGTGTGCCAGCATCCACAATCACACCGCTCGTCTTCCGGGTCTCGGTGTTTGCAGTCCTTGCAATGCACGACCGGCTCATACCCGAGCTGCGCGGCCATACGCTTAAACTGGCTGCGGGTGGGGCGGTCAATCTCGACCGTCGGAATCTTTTTCATTTCCTCGATTACGAGATCGGAAACGTATATTCCGTTCTGCGGGCTTTCTGCGTCAATCAAGCGCATTTTCATAATCCTCCCAAATGTTTACTTGTCCCGGAAGAACGCCGTCCTCCATCCACCAGTGGAACACGTCTTCTCCTGTTCCCCAGCGCATATCGTTAGCCTTCCCGCTGGCTTTTCGCGCTTCGAGCATTCGCTCGAAAGCTCGTATGTAATTCCTTTGATATGCAGGATATCGAGCAAATTCGGCGTAACGATTTTTCCTCGCCACTGGGCATCCTACGCAACCAACGCGGCAGAAGCCCTCGTTGTACAACGGGTTCACTTCGACCTTTTGATCGGTAAGGTAATCCCACACGTCACGATCCGTCCAGTCGATGATGGGATTGCAGACACGCTTGCCTTTCATCTGGCAATTTTCAAAAAGCTGTCGGTCTTCCTCGTTGTCATTGTTTAGGATTAGTTTTTTCTTACGGTCAGAATTTTGCACTTCCAGCGCCCCACTGGTTGTTGCTCTTTTGGTAGATTCTGCCCACCGGACACCTGTGACGACGAATCGGTCTTTGCCTGCTGTTTCTTTCAATACCGCGCAGCAATATCGTGCAATTCGCGTCGGCGGCATGAGTTTCTTCGGTATCAAGTCCCACATCGAAGTGCGTTTCCCCTGATATGTCGGAAGAGTTATCGTGTACTTGATGCCTTTTTCTTCGTACTCTTTGGCGCGTTTTCGCACGTGATATACCGTCTCTGGCGCGTCCGCTGTCGTATGGGAATGGCATATTTCAAACGGGATTCCGGCATTTTCGGCGAGCTTACAGATTACAGCGCTATCTTTGCCGCCGCTGTCGGTCAGCAGTAGCGGCTGCTTATACAGTTTCAACGACATTTGCGATGCAAGATGCAGACGCTCCATTGCGGTCTGTTCCAAATCCGTCATTGCCATTCCGAACACCCCCCATTCCACCGCCACACACAGCGGTGGCATTTGCCATAGCAGGGTTTATACATCAGCTTCTACCTCGCTTTCGAGCCATTTTCTTATGTCCTCCTCGGGAAACTCTACGAGCGTGCAAAGGTTGGAAAATGGGCAGACGGTGCAGTTGAGCTTATCCGGGAAAACGCATTCTTCCGTCTGCGCAATATAGACTAACAAGTCGCACACGATTTTCTCACGGTTCGTCATTGTGTTCATCCTTTCTCTGATAGCAATTCAGCAGCGGGTCTGTCGTTTCGCAGAAGCAGCAGGGCTTTCCGTCCGCAGCGCTCGGGGGGTAGTGGATGCAGGATTCACATTCGTTCATGCTTACCACCATCCGAAAATTTTGCCCGCCACCATGACCCACAGTGCGTCGGATATGCAAAGCAGAGCATTCACGAGCGCGTGAGCAGCACTGTCATCATAGCTTGGAAGGCGCAGTCGCATTATCAAATACAGGATACTCATTCCGCACCGTCCATTCGTGCGCCGCAGTTGGGACAGTAGTTTGAAACATTGCAGAATGGCATTGCCTCGTACATTTCAGCGTTGTAATCGCGGTCTCCGCATTCAGAGCATTCAAACCACGATACCCATCTACCCAAACTCCATGTTTTCTTTTCAAGCCACCGCCCATGCCGTACCGGTGCAACTTCGATTGCGTGTTCACACGGTTCTGCATTCCTATCTCGGATAGGGCAATTAACGCATTTCGTTTGATAACCTTGTTCGCAAATCAACCATGATTCAGCCATCGTTTTCTCCTTTCAGCGGTTCGGGAAGCGGCATCCAATGAGTAACAGCGCAATCAACCGGGCTGTTGTAACTAACACAACCGGTGGCTCCGGTATCTGCTTGTCCAGCGCCTCACACGCTATAAGACAAGCCTCGTCTACTGCCTTGCGCGATTTCTCTTTGCCGTGAAATCCGCCAAAGAACTCGATCTCAGCAAGAGCTTTCCGCGTAGTGTATGGGTGCAGGATTCGTTTTGCTTCTTTGTAGGTCATGCCGCGTCCTCCCATACCGGTCGGCTGTTCTTCCACTTGCGCCAGCGGATAAAGCGCCACCGGGGAGGCTCGCTGTCCAGCCACTTGTTGAAATGCGCGATAAACTCAAGGCGCAGATTGTACCGGCGCTTCTTTTCCTGTTTTTCGTTCATTTTTCGTCCTCCGTCATAATTTCTCGGTCAAGGGCCGCGTCGATTGTTTCCACTGCGTCGAAAAGCGCACCCTCTACGTCGGCTCCTATTCCAAGCGCAACTCCCAAAATCATGCCGAGCATGCGCTGAATCGTTGAAAAGTCTTTGTATGTCATGGTGTTTTCTCCTCATAGTTATCTTTCATTCCGTGATTTCTCCGGCAGCAGGAGCACTTCTGGTGACGCTTGCCGAGCCATTTGCAGTTGCCGCAGGAAAGCGCGTCCTCGTACTCTTTCAGCCGTTCCCACACCTTGCGCTGGCTGCAGGCACCATCGGGGCAGTATTTCCCGAAGCGAGTGTAACTGCATTTGGCTATGTCGCAGAAGTTGCCGCCGAACGTCAGGCGGTCTTTCGGTTCAATCATTCGTCAGCCTCCCTAATTCCTTTTCGTATTTGCAGAATGTCATGTCGCAGATCTTATTGTCTGCACACACGCTGCATCCGTGCTTTCGTAGGAACTCCGCGTCGCTCTTTGTCGGGCGGCCCGGTTTACAGACGCGGGAGACCGGCTTCCCGCTTTTTGGGTTCTGCTCTGGAATGGCCTTTGCGCACTCCTTGACTTTAACGGCGGTTCTCTTCGGGGCAGTCTCGCGTGCCTTCCGGGGCAATTCGGATTTCGTCTTTCTGAACATTCTCATGCGTTCCGCCCTTGCCGATCTCAACTCATTAAATAGGCATCCGCAGGATTTTGTCCGCCCGGAAACAAGGTTGTTCTGCATGACGGTTTTTTCCGTTCCGCAGTCGCAGCGGACGCGCCAGAAAATGAAGCCCTTTCTGTCCGGCACATCGGCAAGACCGAGAACGACGAGCCGCCCGAACCGCTGACCTGTCAGGTCTTTTCTCGGTCTTGCTTTCAGAGCCTCCCTTGCCTTTACGAGCTTTGCCCGGGAAGCGTCGGAGTTCAGACAGCCGCAGGATTTTGTATTTCCGCTCCGCAGGGAATACCCGGCGGCAACCTTTTCGTTTCCGCAATCGCATTTGCAGAGCCAGTGCGTTCCGTCGTGCTCGGAGTGGTCGTATCGGATGACCGTCAAGCGACCGAAGCGCTGCCCGGTCAGGTCAATTCGTTTCATCCGAGCCTCCGCTTGGCGTATAAAGCCATCAAAAGCGCCTCCGCCATTCCGTCATGCTCCTTGCGGCAGCCCGGCGGAATCAAATTCACGCCGGGGAAAAGCCGCTTGCAGACCTCAATGGACGTGTTCTTGTCCGCCGTTACAGAAAATTCTTTTTTCCACTTCTGCGGCTTGACCAGTTCATAGGGTACGCCGAACGCCTCCAACGTCCCCTGCAGCCAGCCGAAGTTTTCCCCGAAGTGGAACATGGACACGCTTCCGTTCTTCGGCATCACGCCGACGTGCTCCAAGCAGCACACCGCCTTTTCCCCGCGAAGATCGGATAGGACGCAGCGGTAGGTGTCTCGGTCGTACCGGAACGTCTGGACTTCCTCACCCTGCAGAATGGCGAGGCCGCCGTTCTTGCCGGGGTCTATGCCGATGTAGATCATTCTTCCGCCTCTACGATCTCGCCGTTGCAGAGAGTGTAAAATACATCCGCCTTGATGATCTCACCATCCACCTGATACGACTTAACGCAGATGCAAGGGTATCCATTGCCGTCCCATTCGCCGTACTCGGCGAGAGTACACCATGTACCAACGGGAGCCTTGATCTTCCCGCGCTTGCCGATAGCCGCCGCGACGCCGTGGACATTCTCGATCACAATTCTTGCGGCATCGCCGGAACTGCCGATCTGCGCGTATCTGCCGGAACTGCCGATCTTCGCGTATCTGCCGGAACTGCCGATCTTCGCGGCATCGCCGGAACTGCCGATCTGCGCGGCATCGCCGGAACTGCCGATCTGCGCGGCATCGCCGGAACTGCCGATCTGCGCGGCATCGCCGGAACTGCCGATCTTCGCGGCATCGCCGGAACTGCCGATCTGCGCGGCATCGCCGGAACTGCCGATCTGCGCG